GGCGACCCAACTCGCACAACTCGCGGTGATTTCGCGTGTGCTCAGGTTCTGAACCGTTACACACTTGAGCAGGTGGCGATTTGGCGCGGAAAAACTTCTCCCGGCACATTTGCCGAAGAGTTGTTCAAGATCGGCACCTATTTCAACAATGCGCTGCTCGTACCCGAAATCGAGGGCCCCGGTCACATGACTGTCGGCCAGTTGATCGGCATGAACTATCCGAACATCTTCCGGCGCAAGAAGGTCGACCGCACAACCCATTCCAATGTCCCCACCTATGGATGGTCGACAACGGCCCACAACAAGGAACTTGCTATCGGCTGGCTACTGCAGAACGTGATCTCTAAGGAACTGCTGATCCACGATCACCACACCTACATGGAGATGCGAGATTACGTCACGCAGGACACAGGAGGTTACGGTCCCGCAGATGAAAAGCATGGCCATGACGACACAGTCATGTCGATAGCCATCGCTGTCACAGGCCACAAGATGTCAGGCCCCCCACCAGACACGACGACATCAATGCCAGCTCTGCTCGATCGCCTCAACAACAAGCGTCCAGATGACGCATACGCCTATCCGGGAGAAGAAAGTGCCTAAACACCACTTTATTTGCAAGTTGTGCGGTGACGAAAAGATCGTCATTGTCTCGATTCGCGAAGATTCGCCAGATCATCCAGATTGCGAAACCTGCAAGTCGAGGATGGCGAAGCGTTACTCGTTTTCTGCGGGTCGAGTGCCGATTGAGATCATGTCAACTGGCAGCGGCTATCATTCATCTGAGCGTTCCTACAAGGATTCGGTGAAGCGAATGAATGAGGACGCCTACAATCGCACAGGTTTCGAGTCGGATTTCCAACCGTTTGATCCTCGTGACCCCGACCAGACACCCCTAACATAGAACCGTGGCGCTCAACCCGAAGTCTCCGTCAATCGTTTCTGACGCATTGACCATGTTCAACCATGCCAAGGACAAGCGCCGCACGCTGGTTGGCAAATGGACGACGAACTATCACATTGTCCACAACCGCACTTGGGGGGCTGGGCGTCCTGCCGGGCATCCTCGAACCGAAATTCCTGAGATCTATCCAATTCTCGCGTCGATTGTGGCGTGGGAAACGGATATGACCCCACAGTTCAAGATTGCGCCGAATGTGCCGCCGTTCTCTCCGTATGCGGCCATGTATGACGACCTTGCCGCTGATCTTGAGTGGATTCTCAACACAAACTGGGAAACCCTCGATTACGACATGGAGGTGTCCCAAATTCTTTGGGATGGCGAGGTGTACGGCATCGGCTACGGCAAGGCCGTGTGGGATGCCCCGTCAAGCGGTGGCCTCGGTGATGTTTACCTGCGTCGAGTCGACCCTTTCTGCGTTTATCTGGATCCCGACGCTCGTTCATGGAAAGACATTTCGTACATCTTCGAGACAAAGTCGATCAGCAAGGACGAGCTGAAGCGTCGCTTCCCGAAGGCTGACTTGTCGAACACCAACTTCCGACTCATGGACGCCCCCGAAGCTCCGACGCAGCTTGACTCTCAGGGTGGCTACGGACGTAACACGATTCGACCCAACCCCGGATCTCTGCCTAAGCCGGGTGGCGGAACGAACGTCACCTCGTTCGGTGGGGGCAGCAAGGTCAACGCCACAGTTATCGACGACTCGGTGACACTTGTTGAACTCTGGTACCGCACAATCGAAAAGTCTGATCTCGGCGAACCAGAGATCCCTGATCCGACGCCGAAGACGCCGAACCGTTCTGAATACAAGGACGAGTGGCGCTGCTTGATCTTCTGTGGCGACCAGATCCTCATGGACAAGTCGGCCACAGACATCTTCGGGCACGGTCGTCATCCGTACTCTCGGTATGTCCCCCTTGAAGAGGGGGAGCTGTACGGCTATTCGCTAGTCGAGCAGCTTGCCCCAATGCAGATTTCGATCAACCGCCTGTTTGCCGCTGTTGAACACAACGCGTGGCTGTCAGGCAACCCGATCCTCATCAAGCGTCAGGGTGACCGTCAGACACTTACGAACCGTCCCGGCGAAGTTTTTGATGCGCAGGACCCGAATTCGGATGTCCGTTGGCTTGTTCCGCCGCCGATCTCCCCGTCTCACATCACAGTTATCGACCGGATTATCGCCGAAATGGAACGGGTTTCTGGCATGTCGGCGATTGTCCGCGGAAGTCAGCCTCAGGGGCGACCCTCTGAGGGGCTGATGAATACGGTTCAGGACTCTGCATTTGTGCGAATTCGCCAGCGTCTTCGCAACTTTGAGCGGTTCCTGCGCGAAGCCGGATTCCTTCTCGCTTCAATGGTGGCCGAGTTCTACGACACTCAGCGAATCCTGTCCCGTGTCGGCAACGACGACCAGTCCACCGCTCTCGCTCTCAGTAACCAGCATTTCTTCACGCCCACAAAGGATGGACTTGAGCCTCTGCGCTTCAACATTGCTGTGCGTGCTGGTGCTTTTGGGGCGATTGGCCGTGAGGCACGCGCATCAATGTATGAGCGTTTCTTTGCGATGGGGGCAATTGATTCGGCTGCGTTGTTGCAGTTGACAGGGGTTCCAAACTGGAAAGACATTTCCGACAGAGTCCAGTCTCAGCAACAGATGGCTGGTACTCTCGGTATGCCACCAACTCAACGAGCAGCAGCCCGGAGATAGAGCATGTCAGTTCAGCCGCAGATTTCGTACAACAAGTCTGATACGACTTCAGCTACGAACACGACGACTTCGTACAGCGATGAGGACGTTGTTCTTGACCCAACATTTCCGTCTCGTCACCCAAACATTGTTGGGTCGCTGTACGGGCGTACTGAAGTTGGTGTGACTGTTGGGACTTCGGCTTCCCCTCAGCCGACGAACAGTCGAACCATCCTTTTTGAGGACGCAGAGGGTCTTCCCGGAGTCCTGAACTACATCTGGAACGCCCTTGGTGGAGCCGGTTTGAACGAGGTGTTCCAGAGTTTCCTTGCTACTGACAGCGGCTTCCAGTACCACTTCTACTTTGACGACAAGACGACTCCAGCTTTTTCGGTGGACGCGTTTGAGCTGTTCACTTTTATGGGTGGTGCCCGAGCTTTTGAAACTCCTCGTGTTGGTGTTTCAAAGATTGAGGGCAACGACGTAATCAACTATGACGGCTTCGGGGCCTACCGATACCTTTTCGCCCCTTACCGCTACTACTGCAGAGTTGAAATCGAAAGCGTAAATCCTGACAGTTACGGGATTTGGGCGCAGGTCGGTGGTTTTCGTCTCAAGGACGAATACTCTGGCTCGAAGAAGAGTTGGACGATGGCCATCAATGCGGCTGATGCGGCCCCGCAGTACGCCCTTATTGATGCCGGAATTCCATCGCTTGCATTTTTCAAGCAGTCCAATGTCCCAGTTGTGACCCCTGTTAAGGGCCAGATTGAATCCGTTTCTGCCCGCTTTAGGGTTGTTTCGGGTGCTGTTGCTGCTCAAGAGGGCGATATCGCGCTTTTCTCTCGTGCCGACAATCCTCTCCCTGATGTGCGAAGCACCGGGATGGAGGACTGGTCGAACTCTGCTTTTGGTACGGCACGCTACGAGTTGAGTGACTACTTTGCGCCATCGGTTAGTTTCAACACCCCCGGCGCAACCCACACACACAATTTTGTGGATCCGGTTACTGGTGACGCAATCACCTCATCTACGCCTTCTGCTGCGTCTGGCGCACACACCCATACAGTTCTGATTCGCGGTGTCACTTACACGACTGACTCTGTCAGCTCTGGTGGAAGCGGCACAACCAATCACACTCACACGATTCTGACTGGGATCCCCGCTGCTAAGCCGACTGCTTGGCCTGCCGGTTCACACAACGGTTTTGGTGGTGTGATGCACTACCGTTTCCTTCAGAACGATCCGTTCTTTTTTGAGGATGGATTTAAGGCCCGTTGGCATGTTGGTCAGTTCGGTCAGCCCGGCAACGAAACCGCGACCGTTGACGTTCGTCTGTGTGCATCAGCTTGGGCTGATGGATGGCGCTCGCAGAATACAAACATTATGCCCAGTCCGGGTTCTGCAGCTCTTGAGTCGCGCCGAATTTACGATCTTGATTTTGCCAACAAGTCGCTGGCAACCTTGCCGTCGTTCTTTGGCGGGACATGGGTTGATTTCGGTGCTGCTGGCGGCACGATCACATTCACGAACGATGGAATGAAGATCGAACCAAGCCCCACTTACGCCTCGGACACAAAGGGCATTGCGGTTCCTATGCCGACCACAGCGCCGACGACCGTTCATCCGACAGGGTCAGACGATGATTCCTGCCTGCTTTACACCGCTACAGGAAAGATTGACGCTCGACTTCTTGGTGGAGGAGCCCCTCTGGCTTTGATGAACTTTGGTGTTTCCTGTCGTGGTGCGGTTGCCCCTCTGGATGCGACTGGCGGAAACGGCGTTGTGTTCGGATTGCCGCCAAGTTCATCGGGTGGTCCGACCGAATATCAGGGTTTTGTTGAGCATCGTTACCGGAATACGCCAATTCAGAATGTGCTGATTGGCAAGAACCTTGATATGGATTCTGCCGACATCACTCTTGCCGTGCTTGTTGACAGGCGACGCGACTACTCGATCACCGACGTTTTCTACTACTACTACTCACTTCCGGGTGAAAACACTTGGATTCCGTTGGGTTGGTCCGATTCTCAGATTGCGTTTGCTGCAGCTCCGAATCAGCGACACATCACGATTTCTTCTTTCTCCGCAGTTTCCATCTGGAGCAACTTCTCGGTTTACAAGCTTCCACGAGTTCGAGGTCTGTGATGAAGGGTCAGTCGATTTCAATTAATGCTTCTGTTGTTCGCATTTGGCCTCCTGCTGCAAGTTCGAAGGAGAAGGCTGGGCACGTTGACCAGCCGACAAGTGTGCTCATCAAGCATCCTTCTGGTGGATCTGCAGTTATTTATCTCGGTGGATCTGATGTAAATAACACGGGACCAAACATTGGTTTTGCTCTTTCGCCTGGTGAGTCCCTGTCGGTGGATTTGGTTCAGGACGCAATTTATGGAATTGCAAGTTCTGGCACTCATACCGTGTATGTGCTTGCATCGAACTGATGCCAAAGTTTGAAACCCCTCCTCCATTTCGGCCGTATCATCCTTCTAATGGGATGCCTGGCTTTTGGTATGGGAGTTTTTACCGTCAGCGTGTAGATGGCCTGAATGTTGACGCGAATGCTGTCAATATCATGGCTTCTTTGATTTCTGACAACACCAGACCCGGTGAAGGCGCTCCTTATGCGACGATGACGCCGTTTGGGCAGGACAACTGGAACAACAGTTATGTTTCCGGTGCTGCTGCTGCCAGCTACTTTTCTGATGTTTGGCCTAATCCGGGTGCACTATCAGTCACTCAAACCAACTGGAACATTCTCAGATCTGACCGTTCGACGGCAAACCCCCATCCTTACTTCTCTGATTTGAGGCAGCAGGACGCCACTAGGGCCAACCCCCTTTTTGGTGGTGGCTATCTGGTTGGCATTTCTGGTGATCGACATGCAACCCTTTGGATTCCGTCAAAGCGGATGCTGGTTGAAGCGATCGGCTACAGCGGGCTTAACGCTTCTTGCGAAGCAATCGTCAAATACTCTTGGGGCGACGAAAATTCTGGGATCCCGAATTTCACTTTGCCGCTCGCTTCTACTGGCGGAGGGCCTGCAGGCGCAAACGCTGCGTCTATTCCTGTTGGGCCGCTTTTTTTCACCTACGACGATCTTCTTGAGTGCGGAGAAACTGGCGATCTCGGCCACATGGTTGGCATCTCGCTTCGCAACTATGGGCGCATTAGCGCAGGCCAGCCGACCGGCTGGTACAGGTGGCCTGCTCGCCGGTCTGATGGCACGATTGACGGCAGCGCCGTCAAGGCTGGTCAGGTGTTTCGCCTGAAGTCGACGTTCAACGAGGCGACAGCATTTCCGACGAATCAGCCGCTTCGTGCGCTTGCTCGTACTTTGAAGAAGTACGGCATGATCGTGTATGACCGCAATTTCAACATCGCCAAGATCACGGTCCCCAACGACCCCAAGTGGCCGACTGGTTCACAAGATTTGGGGGTTGTGCTCGGCAACAAGTTGCCGTTGTCGAATTTCGAGCCGGTTGACATGGATCCGATTGCCGGGCCGACCAACAGCATTCAGGTGCTTGCCCCGTTTCCGGAAGCCGATTCGTTCGGGGTTCTACAGTCGGTTATTGGCTTTACTCCCGCTTACGGCGGGGAGCAGATCACGTTGAACGGCGACAATTTGACGGGAACGACCAAGGTGGTAATCACCGGGGCGCTTTCCGCCGTCAGCTTCACGGTTGTTAACGACAACACGCTGACGTTTGTGGCCCCGCCCGGACAGCCGGGTTTGTGCGATTTTTGGGTTGAAAACATTTACGGGTCCAGCAACTTTCTCGACTTTGAATACACGACAGTTATTCCTAGTCGGAATGTTCATTCCGCCTCATCTGGGCGGATGGGACTTGGATGATACAATTTCAAAATGATGTCGTTCTCAAAGGCTCCAAGTAGGGCAATCCAGATTGTCACTTCTTCTACTTACACCGCCTCAACTGAGGATGTTCTCCTCATCGCCACATCTGGTGCGTGCACCGTTTCTCTTCCTCCTTGTTCCACTCGGTTCAATAAGAGTTTGAGATTCAGCGTTGTTTCTACTGGCGGCGCTGGAGCTTTGGTCACGATCAATGCTGCATCCAATGACGAAATTGGATTTCCGTTTGCTTCGATCACTTCTGTTCGGATTCCTCAGGGTGCAACATTTGAAATCACTCCAGTTGATTTCTCTACCCAGCTTCCACCAACACCCCCTGCTACAGGGCATTTTTGGACCCTTGAAGAGCTTGAAGGGAATCTCGGCTACATGCCGTTGTGGTGGGATCTTGCGGCAGGTACACCAACTCCGGCTACAGGACAGGTCATTGAATTCGACGGAACTGCCCCCGTTTGGGCTACTCCGTAATGTAGGGTGGATTCTATGGTTGATCCAATGCTCGCCAAGGCAAATTCGCGGGGACGTTCTGCAAAGATCATCACTCCGCAGCTTTCGCATATTTGCTGCACCGTTGGCGAAACGGGGATCAACTATGACACGACTGCCGAAATTTACGGGGGTGACCCTGTTGCAGGTGGTCGCAAGGAAGCAGTCAACCACGACTACAAGGATGACGACTGATGGCTGAGTCTCAGGTGAAGAAGGCAAAGGGTGCGCCCATCGTGAAGCTGGGTCATACCGGCAACAAGCATCACGGTCGGGACGAGAAGGTGCAGGGTGTCATTCCCTCCGCCTACGATCAGTCTGCTGGCTGACGTAACTCGTGGCCGTAAGGAGCACAAACACTTATCAGGAAGGTTTGCAGCGACTCATTCAGGATGTCGCTTCAATGCTGATTCTTCCTGATGCGAACGCTGAGTTTCTCATGGGTCTGCAGCAGGCCCTTATTGATGAGGCTCAGGCTCCTTTGCGTGCCCAAGCGGATGCCGCAATGATGCAGGCGGCACCGTCAGGTAATGCTGCACCTCCCGGAGCGCCGATGATGGCTCCGGGAGGTGCGCCCCCCGGTTTGGCCCAGCTCCTTGGAGTTGGTGGCCCCGGTGGTGGCTCTGCTCCTCTTCCGCCTGCTCCGGCTGCGGATGAGTTGCGCCGCATGACTGCCTGATTCTGATACGCTTCACGCGTTGTCCAATCAGGAGGAATGATGAGCGATTACGAAGATGACATCCTCGAAGGTTTTGAAGACCCGAATCGGGTTGCAAACATGGCCGAGGATCTCAATGAGATGCTCGAAGAATCTCGTCTTCTTGAAGAGTCAGAGCAGGATGACGACGACGACCTTCTTTACGAGGATGAGGTCGGCGAGTACGAGGATTCCGAAATTGAGGAGCCGCCTTCGTACTACAAGCTTGGCGACTATGAGATTCCTGCAAGTCAGGTAGATGATGTTGTCAATCTTGTCCAATGGGCTTCTTCGCTTTCTCCCGAGCAGGCAGACCAAATTAACCGTGCTTTGGCCGGAGAGGTGGCCGCTGCATCGCAGGTTGCTGATGTCGAGCCAGCTTCTAGTCAGCCCTCGATTCCTTCGTACATCGAAGAGCTTGAGTCTTCTGATCCCACAATGGCTCGGTACATGCGGGAGATGTACGAGGAGCGAATCCAGCGAGAGCAGGAACTTGAAACTCGTTTGAACGAGGTGATGGGTGAACTGACCGCCCTTGAAGGCATTACGGGTGAACGCATTTATGCTGAAACCCGGCAGGAAGTTGCTCAGGTCGAGGAGAACGTTCGCGACAATTTCCTCGCAGAGTACGGCCTTGACGACGAGGACTACGACCTTCTTGTTGCTACTGCCGGAGAGCTGAACATCACAAATTCGATGGTTCAGGCTTACGGCATGGAAGAGGGTTTCCGGAAGACTCTCGAGACTGCACTTTACGCAAATGAGGATCTTCGGAATCGTTCCGTTTCCAACGAAGTTGAGTCTCGACTTGTTGCAGAGCAGACATCTTCTCGAAAGGAAGCTGCAGCCGGTCTTGCCCCTCAGGGCGGAACAAATCTTCCCACTTCCACACCTGCTGGTTTGCCCCAGTCTGAGCGTCGTTCAGCGATGGTTCGTGACATTGAAGCTCTTCTCGGAATGCAGCCTTAATTTCTATTCCATACAGAGTTCCTTGACTTGCTTCAATTTGGTGTAACTTTTATTTGTCCCCCAAGGGACAATCGTCCGTTACACAGGAGCAAATAGATGGCTACTCCGATCGGAGCAGATCACATCACGGCGATCGTGAACCGTCACCTGATGACGGACATCATTGATCTTGCCTACGATGGCAACCCGTTGTTTTTCCGTATCTACAACTCGAATCGTCGATTTGTAGACGGTGGGCCGCAGATTGAGCAGCCGGTGATGGTGAACAAGTTCACTTCCGGTGGCGCTTTCAGCGACCTTGATGTTCTCGACATGACGCCGCAGGACACTCTGCGTACTGTCGCTTGGGACTGGAAGGAGAAGTACGTTCCTGTTGCTTTCTCCAACCTGACGATGGTGAAGCTGAACTCGGCTGATTCGATTGCCAACGGCGTCGAGGTGCAGGTTCAGCAGGCTGCCATGACGATGCGAGAGCTGCTCGGCACGGGCCTTTACTCCACGGGTACCAACCCCAAGGAGATTGATGGCCTTGAGCTGGCGATCAACACCACCGGCACCTACGGTGGCGTTTCTCGTTCGGGTGCTACCGGCTGGTGGAATGGTGTGACGCCCGGTGCGGCAGCCCTCACGCTCGACAACCTGAACGACTGGCAGATGGCTGGTGTTGTTGGTGGTCGTTTCCCGACCATTGCGGTCACCACGCAGGTCGGCTATTCGACCATCTGGAAGCTGCTTTCTGGCAACCAGACGTTCTACTCGGTTTCCGAGAAGGACGCTCAGATGGCTTCGGCCGGGTTCAACAACTTCATTTTCAACGGGACGCCTTTCCTGATTGATCCGAAGTGCCCGGCTAACCGGCTTTACTTCCTCAACGAGGACTTCATCAAGCTGGCCGTTACGCCCCTGTCGGATTTCCGTATGGAGCCGTTCCAGCAGGCGTTCAATCAGGCCGCAATTGCCGCGAAGCTTCTTTGGACCGGCCAGCTTCTGGTTACCGCTCCGAAGCTTCAGGTCAAGGCCACGTTCACCTGATAGGAGCATTAAATGCCTGTTGATGTCATTCCCCCGTCGTATGCACGGACTTCTCGGACGGTCCCTGGCCTTAATGGGGCCACCGATTGGACGACCGGCAAGAATACTGCTGGCATTGTCATCCAGTATTCGCAGGTTGTTGTTCAGGCTGAGGCTGGTGTCGCTCTCACCGAGGGCGATCTTGTCCAATGGACCGCACCTACTTCGACCGCCCCTCTTCGTGTTGTGAAGGCAGACGAGGGCCTCACCAACGGCGTCAAGTTTGTTGGGGCTGTCATTAAGGGTGGGGCCGTCGGCGAGCCTGTCACGATTGCCCGTGATGTCGCCTATGTGAAGTGTTCTGCCAGCGTCACCGCCGACGACTATGTCACGGTTACGTCGGGTACGAGCACGGGCACGGCCGTGTCGCAGACGACCACTTTCAATGCTCGCGGTTCCGCTTCGTTCACCGTCGGTCAGGCTCTTGGCGGCTCGATCGCTAACCTGTTCGGTTCTGGTGTCACCGGCGTTCTGGTTGCGTTCACCTGATTTAAGCTCCGTCACAATCCATGAGCTGGACAAGGTCCCCGGTTTCCTCCACCGGGGACCTTGTCTATTCTGATACGCTGTCTTCACATTCCGACAAGGAGGAATCATGGAGCCAGAAGAGCCGGTGTGTCTGATCTCTGAGGACACGCGAGATCAGCAAACAGAGTTTGATGGGGCAGTCTGGAAGATTGCCGCTGGGGCGACGGTTTATTGGCCGTGGAAGATTGCCTGCCACCTGCTTGGAGATCCCGGTCTTCGTAACACCGAGGCCTTTGACCACCGTCGATATGACCGTCATCGTGTCATGCAGGCTTCTGGTGTGATCCTTCCTCAGTCTGTGACCGAGGAAGAGTGGCAGGAGATGCGCCCCAAGATTCTTGTCCAGACGATGGGTGGTGAGAAGATCACCATGCTTTCCGAAATGCCGATCGACTCTCCTGTTGACTTCCAAACTGGTTTCTCTAATTCGGATTTGAAGGTCCGAATCTCTGAGCTTGAGCGGACCATCAGTCAGCTCACGGCGAACATCGAGGAAAACACCCCGTTTGTTGTTACTGAGACTTCGCCCAACGAGAAGTCTGTTACGAGTATCGACGAGATCCCAGAGGACACGGGTGGACCGCGCAAGTCAACTCGTCGATGAACTTCGCGGTTTGCGCCGCGATCTAGCAACGCTTGAACATCAGGCGCACCGTGACAAGGTTCTGACTTTCATTCAGAACCGTGATGCGAAAACGGTGAAGGAAATGGAATTTCTTGGTGAGGCGGCAGCTCTTCCGCTTCACGGCGACATCCTTTTGCTTCGCGCCGAGGTACGATCTCTTGAAGACGAACTCAGGATTTTGACGACATGGCCGGACCGAGAGAACTCCAGTACCTAGACATTTCGGATTTCTCGCCGGGCATCGTCAAAGACTTGGACGGGGGGATGACCGCTGCTCCGGATGGGTCGGCGACAATCGACCAGACTTATGGTTGTGTCGCTGGCCCATCCGGCGGGTTGTTTCCCGGCCCCAAGATTGTTGCAAACAATTTTTGGGGAATGAACGGTCGTTCAATAGGCACCGTTGAAGCGGCAATTAGTGCGACCGGGTCTGAGCCGGAACGCTTCTTCCTGAACGACTTCTGTTTTCTTCCCGCTCAGGGAAACGCGTTCAGCGACTTTGATCCTGTTGGTGCGGTCCGGTTTCAGGGGCCAGCGAACGCTTGGACCTACCATGACATCTCGATTTCAGCGTTCAGTTATTACCTTCCGGTAACTGACGCTACAAGCGGGTTGAACGCAACTCTTCCTGTTTCTCATTTCATTCGGCACAGGTGGGATGCGGCGACAATCAATGTTGACCCGAATGTTGTTGGCACGGAAACGGGTGTCAACTGTTATCCGAGGAACATTGGTGCGGTCATGCCGACCGCCAATCAGGTTGGCGGACACGATTGCGTGGGAGCAGCCCTGTTTGTTCCTTCAAATTCTCAAGACATGCAGAAGATCGGTTTCCCGATCTTTTATGCAGCTTACGATGGCGCACCATACGATCCGGGCGTGAGCACGATTTTGACTGGGACGGGAACAGGCGGTGCCGCTCTGCGTCTCGCAAACGGCAAAGGGTTTCTTTTCTCTCCGAACCCGGAGGTTTCGCCTCGAACTCACGAAAATTGGGTGAACGAAACCTTTGCTCTTGATGGCGGCAACCTAACAATTCATTCTGCTGTAACACATGGAGGCAGAATTGTTGCGCTTGCTGCCCCCACCGTCGACACCGGTCGAGCCTCTTACACATCAAATTTTGATGTGAGTGGCGGTTTTACTCGTATGGGCCAAGATGTAAATCTTTGGACCTACAACAATCAGCAGCTTCATTTTTCCAACTTTGGTTCGTTTACCTCTGCGTGGGACACGGGAACGAGCGCCGGAACAAACATTGTTGGTTTGACTGATGAGGGCATCGGGCCCATCAATGCGATGGTTTCGATGAACGCAAACCAGTTGTTTCTTGTTAGCGCAAACCGTGGCGCTATTGCCATTAATGGCGATTTGAGGAACCCGTCGATCATCAACCTTCCCGGTGTCGAGTCGACTTACGGTCGGACACCGAAGCCGGTTGCCACCAATCAGGGTGTTGTCTACGGGTCGAAGTCCGGGATTTTTCTGTGGAATGGATCCGACACCTCTCAGGAACTTTCCACTCAGTTGGAAGGCAATTTTTGGAACGTGCCCGCTTTTGACTCTTGGCGCGAATTCAAGCCTATGGGTTCGATGGCTTACCGTCATCCGTACCTGTATGTGCCAAACGAATTTGTTTACGATTTCCGCACGAATTCGTGGTGGCGGCTTCGTAGCAACCCGTCTGAAACTTCGCGACTTGGTCATTTTTCGACTTCTACACGGGGCACCATTCTTGGTTCTACTGTCGAGGCTGCAGGTCGCGACCTGTTTAGCGGTGTGCGAATTGACCCGGATCAGTATTCGACAAGCTGGTCGTGGAAGTCTCAGCCGATCACCATTTCCCGTAATCGTGCGATCAATGTTCGGGAGATCGACATTGTGCTTCAGGGGACTGCTGATGTGCAGGTGTATGTCATCAAGGACAATGCGCAGCAGCAGGCCAAGTTCGTGGGTGGCGGGACGTTCTCTTCTGCCTACCCGAAGACCCTGTCATTCAACTTTGATGTGACTGGCACGAACATCCAGATTCGTGTTGAGGCAAACGGGGGGGTTTGCAAGATGCATCGTCTTTCCATTGGTTGGCGTGACGACGTTCAGGTGCCGGGATCGTGATTCACGATCAGGAGATTGCTCGTCTGCCTCACCGGATGCCGCAGAACGATCAGGAGAATCAGGCCAATTTCATTGAAATCGAGAGGCTGCTAAATCAGCGCCCCTCTTACGTCCCTTGGACCCTGAACTATCCGTCGTCATTTAATTTCAATAACCCTTGCGTCACCCAGACCAGAATCACAGATCTTGCTGGTTCTGCTGGAAAGTTGAAGATTGTCAAGGAGCACGACTGGACCGCTCTGACAATTGATTTCCATTCGTCGTTTCAGACCGAAACTACCGACTCTGTATTCAATTTCTTTGCAAAAGTCGAGAGTGGCTTTATCTCCCCTGATCCGATCTTTATTGGTGTTTCTTGGTTGCGGCTTATTACCGGAACCGGAGTTCACATGGGGCACTCTATGACGACTGGCGAAATTACTGAAGTTCCGTACAACATTTCGGATGCTGGCCCCCTGCGAGCCGGCAATTATGAGATCACCATTTACGCGGAACGCATCGCTGGAACCGGGAACCTCAGATACAATCAGTTCGACTACTTCTGGATTCGTGCCCTAGAACATCCACCCGCCCCACGATTGGTCTGACATGCCGCTCTCGCGCCTTACATACCGCAATAGGCTGCGAGAGCGCCTCGGGGAGTCGACCGCATACTCGTGGACGGACGCCGAGCTGAACACTTGGATTTACGAGGGTGCAATCGAGGTTGCGATGCTCACCGAGTGTCTCCCCACGCAAGCCGACATTTCCGTGCTGGCAAACCAATATGTTGTTTTCCCGCCTGCTGACACGATTCGGATTCATCGGGTTGAGTGGATCAACGAAACATCCGGTTCGCCGTCCTTCACGACCGCTCAGGTGTATCCACTTGAGTACCGGAGCATCAACAATCTTGACTCGATTCGCGGCACCGGCCAGCAGAGCATCACCGGAATCCCACGCCTGTACGCCACATGGGGCTACCAAGGCACCAGCACGTTCCGGGTGATCCTGTACCCCCGCCCAACAAATGCTGGCGTTCTGCGCGTTTGGTACTACCAGAGGCCACCCGAACCAGTCTCAGACGGTTCAAACATTCTCATCCCAGACGGCTGGGAACACCTCATCCTTGACTATGCCGAATACAGGGCAAAGATGAAGGACAGGGATCAGGACTGGCAGGCGGCAAAGGCCCAGTTCAACGAGCACATCGCACAGTTCAAGAAGATGTTTTCTGTTCTTGTCGACGAAAACGAACCTATGGGTGTCGACGCTTTTTACGCCCCAAATGAATACAACGATCTCTATGGGGGATGGTACTGATGCCTTGGCCTTTCACCCCCGGTGGTGCGTTCGGACCCGACAAGCCTTTGCAGCGTGACGCAAACGACGACGGCACATTCGGCCCCAGCACATTCAAGCCGCCGACGTTCGACACTCTCGGCACTTTTAAAAAGATGCAGACAATGACCCAAGCTGCATCTCGTGCCGGTTGGACGGCGCAAAACGCTGGCCTTCAAGGCCAGCTTGACACCGCACGCAACCAGTTCAACAGGGACAGGGTCGGGTATGCCGCCGACACCCAGATCCGCAATCTGGCCAACCGGCAGAGCCGTGGCACGTTCCTCAACGCCCAGCAAACATTTGGGATCGAACAACAGGACGCTGCTGCACGATCACGTTTCGCCGACGAACAGCTTGGCCGTTACATCCGACAGGCAGGTGCCGACACTCGATACAACGTCGACCAAATCAACTTTGTGCGACAGCTTCTGCAGAATCAGCTTGGCGGATATGGAACCGACCGAGCTGAAGCCGGTCGCGTGTTCACAGAAAACGTGAGAAACCTTGGGTTTGACGCGTCAGCTCGCGGTGCTTCACGTTCACTTGGTCTTACGCAGGATACTGAAACCCAGCAGTCGATCCTCGACGAAACTCTCGACCGGATCGGTCGACGCGAAACCGAAACACGTGTTGGTGCGGAACGCGAAGAGGGCGGGTTGATGAAGCAGATCGACGACCTCCGTCGAAATGTGGAGTCGGAACAAGCTGGAACCCGTGAATCCAAGAGGCAGCTTGATGTCGGAACGGCACTCAAGAGGATCGGCCTCAACAACGATTACATCGACTATCTGACTGGGGTCGCAAGAAACCGGATTGAGCAGAACGCCGCAAGTCTGGGAATCAAGCTGTCTGAAAAGGATTTGAAGAGCGAACAGAATCAGCTTCTTTTCAAGATGTTTGAAAATCAGTTCGCTGCAAATCAGGAAGCCAACCAGCGGGCTCTTGAGTTCACGAGATCAGCACAGCAATCGTTTATCGAAAAGGCCCGTAATGACTGGCTTGAGCGTCAGGCTTCTCTTGGTGGCAAGCCAGAAGGAACGACCGAAATGGCCCCCGGCGCTAATTTCTCAGGTGGAGGAACCCCTAGCCGGTTCGGCGGCAATTACTGAGACAAAGTTGAGATAGGATTCTGAAATGGCAACGTCAGCAGCAAGGCTCAATGAGGTCATTAGCCAGATCAGAAATGCCAAGAACGCTGGATCAGCGGCATTGGCTTGGGCTGGTTGGAAGGATGCCCAAAGGAACTATGAAGGCCCCCTGCCAAGGTCCTGGGAAAACAAGGCGTTTGCTGCTCGCTCGGAGGCTGCAAAGCAATACAAATACTCGGTTGTAGAAGTCAATGAGAAGTTGGGCGAAGTCAAGGAAACTGGAAAGAAGGGCGCTCAATCTGCAGGAGAGGCAAAGCAAGAGCCCAAGACCCAGCCCAAGGCTGAGAACAAGGCTGAGAACAAGCCTAAGGCCAAGCCCACTAAGGCAGAGCAGGCGCAGTCTGCAGGTCGTGCAGCCAAGCGAACTCGCGAAATGGCTGGCGAGTCTTTTCGCATGCGCGCCCAGCAGCAAGTTGATAACTTCAACGAGAAGAACAGCAGGAACAAGAAGGAGGGGCCTCCCCCTCGACAGCGGCAGACCCAGCAGGGCGGAGCATCTGGTGCTGCTCGCCAGCGCCTCGCCAACGCCAATGCGAAGAGGGCCGATGCGGCAAAGGCCGAAGCGCCAGCAGGCAACCGGGCGCAGCGCCGGGCACAGGCAAAGGCTGAAGGAAATCTCGGCACCAAGGGTGCTGGAGCTGGCGCAACTGGAGGACAGAAGGGGCGCAAGGGGAGGCAAAATCAGCGCGCCAAGTCGACCCCTACTGGCAGCAAGCGGACAAAGGTTGTGAGTGACGGCCCTCAGGCCAGAACTCAGACGCGTCGTCCCGGTAAGCGCAACCCGACTACGGTCAAGCGGTCGGGAAACCCTGAAGTTGACGCTCGCAATGAGAAGCTCAAGGAGCTTCGTTCTCAGGGGCGAATCAGCGCCAAGGACTTTCGGCGTGGCGTAAGTGAATCTGCCGCTCGCCCGGAAATTTCTGACGAGATCATCGCAAAGGGAAACAAGGCACCGGCTGGTTCATCTGATGTGCAGCGCATCGCCGCACGCGGTGGCGAGGCCACGGATCGGCAGCGCGAGCAGGTTCGCCGTGCGTCTGGAACCCCTGAAGGCAAGGCCGCAAAGCCCGTTGGTGGAACCTCCGTTTCGACAAAGGATCTGACAGCCAAGCAGGCACATGATCGCATTCAGGCTGCGTTGAAGAAGGCTGATCCCAACTACGAAGAGAAGCCTTTTAGGGGTAAGAACCCTAATGGTCCTGCAACTGATGGGCAGGTTAAGAAGCTTGAATCAATGGGTGCCGGAAGCGGCACCGTAAAGGGTACAGCGGCTGCATCAGAAGCCGGAAAGAAGGCTCCTCGCAATGTGGGAACCCCGGCGGATCCGATCAAGGCAAAAGCGGATAAGACCCAGCAGCAGCTAACGGCCAAGCAGGCACATGACCGCATTCAGGAGATGCTCAAGAAGTCCGACCCGAATCATGTTACCAAGCCTTTCCGAGGCAATGACCCTGATGGTCCTGCAAGTCAAGCACAGTTGAAGAAGCTTGGGATTTCGAATTCAGCAGAGGCGGCGCCTAAGGGGTCTGCAGCTTCTGCTGGGAATGCAGAAAATCTGACGGCCAAGCAGGCGCATGATCGAATTCAAGCTGAGCTGAAGAAGGCTGATCCGAACCACACGGTTAAGCCTTTCCGAGGCAAAAACCCTGATGCTCCTGCAAGTGAAGCACAGTTGAAGAGGCTTGGCGCCAAGCCCGGCAATGCGACTGGCACAGGTACGCCGAAGCAGTCTGGTGGGCTGTTCGGCAAGCCTTCTGGTGGGGATTCCGGCCAGGCATCTGGGCAGGCATCTGGAGGCAGGGGCGTCAGGTCCGTGAAGGCAAATGGCCAGCCCACCACAACGAGTGGGCTGTTTGGGCGTCCTCCGGTTGCTGGTGCTAACGCTGGTGCTAACGCTGGTGCTAACGCTGGTGCTGCAGATTCCGCTGCTGGAACTTCCAGCAAGCCTATGGGTTTCAAGGTTCTACCTGAGGCGGAGGCGATTGCTGAGAGGGACCGTCTTCTTGCTCAGAGAAACGCCGCTCCAAGAAGCATTGGAGATCTCGCTGACGATTTCATGCCCGAGGATGGTCCCGCTGGTCGACTCGCTGCAAGGCTCCCCAAGGGGCTTGGCAGCGCAGTCAGATTTGGTCTTCCGGCAGTTGGCGGTCTTCTCGCCGATCAGGTAACCGGCAAGATCTTTCAGGAGCTTGACCCGACCCCCTACTCGGACAGCTACCTTGGCGGCGCACTCAAGGCTGTCGGGCGTGGCGCTGTTGCTGGTGGTGTTGCTGGCGGTTTGGCGAGCGGTGGTCCCGGTGCGCTTGTTGCCGCCCCCGTCGGTGGCCTCATCAGTCTCGGCAGCTACGTTCTTGGTGGCGGGCCGCAGAATCAGGAAAGCCTTGAAGAGGCAATCGCAAACATCCGCAGCGAAGCCGCCATGTCTGGCACAGATCCGAAGCTCACCAACCAGATCATCGGACGTTTGCGTTTGACTGCTGGTCGCGCTCAAAGGATGGGCGATAACGAGACGGTGCAGGCCGCTATTTCTGGCGCCTACGGCGAGATTGGTGGCGTTCTCGGAACTCCGGCAGTCCAGAACCCCTTCAATGTCGACGTCATCAACTCGCTGTCTCGTTCGTCAAACGAACAGTTGATGCCTCTGGTTCAGAACATGGAAGGGCCGTATCGGGCTGCTGCGATCAACTCGCTCGCTTCAACTCCGATGGCAATGTATTCGCAGGCTGCGGCAAACACCATTGACAACGGTGGGAATCTCGGCGGGATGCTTGATGCCAACAACCTGTCTAACATTGCGATGGGGATGTAGTCGGTGTCATGGCATCATCGGAGGATCCTCTCCAATCATTCGTAAATAAATGGGGCGAAGTTCCGCAGGGGAGTCCCGAGCAGGAAACCCTTCGCTCGATTGATGAGCGAAGGGTTGCTGCCGGTAAACGTCCGCTTACCGCTTCGCAAACACAGCGGGCGATTCAGGCTGCCGCAACTCGTCAGCCTGTAACCCCGATTCCAGAGCGTGACCCCACCGCCGTCTGGAAGAACATCACCGACGACATCACCGATCTCGTCAAGGGTATCCCACAGTTGCCGATGGCCCTTCTGAATGAAGTGGGCGCTATTGGTAACGCGCCAGTTCAGGACGTTGAAGGTCTTGGCGACATCTTTGAGATGCCCATTATCAGATTGTTGCCCGGTGCTTTTACAGCTTCTGCTGTTCTTCCGGGTGGCGCACCCATTTCTGAATTGGCGATCCGACCTGTTTCAACAGCGTTGGATGTTCTGCCTTTCGCGACATCGGGTGTCAAAGCTTTGGGTCGTCAGTCGCTGGCAAGACTTCCCGGTGACATCCCTATTCCTGAAACCACTTTGACTGTGGCCGATGTTCCGGCGGCACGCCAGTACGGGACACTTTCTTCTGCTCGGGCAATTGAAAACTTCTTGAAGCAGAACACGACACCTTTGCCTGTGGGTGACCGTATCGGTTTGACTGCTGCGCGTGCTGCCGGTTTGCGGATGAGGGAAATCCCGACGATTCTCTCGCAGACAATCGAGGTGGGCGACGAGGGTTCAGCCCTCGTGGATCGCGCTTGGCGCAGGAGCATGGCGCGCACAAATGCCGGGCAGAAGGCGCTTCAGTTCTCGCAGCGCGTTCGCGACGTTCGCTCAACTATCGCGCGGGGTGAAGCCAATGAGATTTCCGAGGCCCGACAGCGCGACGCCTTTGTTGCTGGGGCCAAGCTTGAAGAGGATTTCACGGCTGCTTTCCCTGATACCGACCAGAGAAACGCGGCGTGGGATGAGCTGTCTCGGGCGTTCGACGATCCTGACTCCTTTAGCGATCAAGCTGGGTACAAGATTCGTACACCGGATGAGGCCAGAGACTTTCTCCGTCCAGAGGTTGAACCTTTTTTCGATCAGGTAAAAACGTCTGTTGAGTTGCTGCGAGGAGAAATTCTCGGTCCGGCACGACTGGACCGGCCAATGGCGCGTGACGCGTTTGTTCGCCGCTATGCCGGAGACGGAAATGTCTACACTCTCGACGAGGTAAAGCGTTTGGAGAAGGCCGACGCTTCGCTCGACAAGGCTCGACTCAGGGTTCAGAACGGACTTCAGAAGCCGATGGCTCGGGTTCGCGCTTCAGTTGAAGCACAGTTTCCGGGTGCCATCGACGCCAGCAAAGCTGGCTTGCCGATTCCCGCTGCAGCGAAGGCGGCTGTCGACCAGTTCATCGAACTGGAGCGCGCCATCGACGGACATCTTGACGGATCATACATGCCGTCGTGGGGCCGCATGTCTGTGTCGCAGCTTCGCATGGCCCCCAAGGATGCAACTGCAATTGCCTCGCGCCTTGACGACGCGAGAAATGCGCAGAAGGTTCGCAATACTCAGTCGATCATGATCCGTCCAGCGACTGAAATGCGAACGGGTTCGCGCCTGTTCTACACTCGCGCCAAGGAGAACCTTGATCGAGCCGCCGCAATGGCGAACGATCCAAACTTTCAGGTATTTCGTGAGGCTTACCAGCAGTCACGGGATCTTGCGCCAGCAGAAAGGGTTCGTGTCACCCGGCTGCTGCGTCAGCAGATGGGTGACGATTTCTACCTGCTGCGTTACGCCACGCCTGATACTCCGAACTTTGTCAAGTTCTTCAGCGACGACCTCGAACGACAGAATCTGCGCTCTCTGATTGAACCGGCTGAAGTTGCTCGGCTTCAACGTCAGATCAACGAGACTCTCTACAGCATGGCGAATGACGGCTACAAGCCTAGTTGGCTGCCGGGCGTAGCAATGGAGAAGGCCGCCAGCGTGGACTCCACTTCCGTCCGTATGACCTACTTCCAGCCTGATTACGCCAAACGCAGAACCTTCGATTATGCGCCGCAGAATCACAGTATTGGCGTGAACATTTCATACGCGTCCCTTCAAGACTATTTCTCTCGTTTGGCTGTTCCGTACATCACGAACGAAGTGCAGAAGTTTGGCATGTCAGGCGACGAGCTTGTCAACATGCTGCAGGCCGAAGCCCGTTCCAAGGCTGCGCGTGTTCCTGAAGCACTCAGGTCCGATTACATCCGCGAGTATGTGAACGATGCGATGGGCCGTGGAGCGAACAGACGCAAGGCTCGTTTCGTCCAGTTCAACCCGCAGAAGCTGTGGCCGACCATGCCGGATTCGCCTACCTCCAACTTGCAGTCGCAGGTGTGGCTGCCAAGGGAGGTTGAGTCTGTAATTACACAGTCGTTCACCGACTCGACATCCTTCTTTCAGCAGCTCTTTGAACCCATCACAGACACTTTTCGTGTTTCGGTTCTGTTGTTTGCGCCTGCTTGGCATTGGAACAACATCATGTCGAACTCGCTCATCACGGGCTTGACGAATCCTCAGGCGTTCCTGAAGCTCGCTGACGAGTGGAACAACATGGGTGGGTGGGGCAACTTCAAGCGTCAAATCAAGGGCGCCGATGATGCAAGCGGAGGTGTTGAGCAGTCTCTTCGTGGCCTTGAACAGGATTTTTCGCCGCAGATGCAGCGGGTTGGATTCCAAGGTGTGCTTGGCGCCATCGAGAACATGACGATCAAGATCTCGGCCAAGAAGGGTCGCGCCGCAATCCAGAATTCCATTGCACGTTTCAAGACGGGCAACAGAATCATTGATGAGGTGCAACAGTCTAAGGGTCTTGACGCTGCACGCAGCGCCTACGGCCGCATGACAGGCGGGTCGCTTGCACTCAACTCTTGGTTTGACGATGTGTTCCGACGCGCCAACTTTGAGGCCTTCTACGACAAGGAGTTCAAGCGTCTCAGCGACGAAAACGTTTGGGATGCCGACCAGATCGAAGCGAAAGCTTCAGAGTATGCCCTCCGTCAGACACAGGACTGGCTGATGGATTGGTCGCAGATGCTTCCGGTTGAGCGGGGCATTTTGCGTGCTGTGTTCCCGTTTTATTCGTTCATGTCGCACATCATTCGTGCCGCAATCAAGTACCCGTTTGACCATCCTCTGCGTGTCGCTGTCATCAACGCTTTCACTCGTGCAGAAATCGAGGACTGGCAGTCCCGTTACCCACAGATTTTCCGGCGTCTGCTCGGTGTGCCTGATGTCGACAACAAAGACAAGTGGCTTGCCATGAATGTTGACTCGTTCAACCCGTTCCGTGATGTCGGCAACATTTTCACTTTGGGTGGGATGCTTTCAGCTTCTAACCCTTTGATCCAGTTCATCTTTAAAAGTGTTGGTGTTGACCCCATGCAGGCAGGTCCAGAGTACGCACCCAATTTCGTTTATGACCCACTCGAACCCGGCGGAAAGTCTTACGATGCTGGCAATCCGATTGTCAATCTGGCTAAAGACATTGTTCCGCAGCTTGATGTTCTCGGAAAGTGGATGGGGCTTGACGCGGACTTTCGTGAACTGGAGCAGTCAAATCCGAGCGCAGCTCAACGTGCGCTTATTTCAGGTTTGCGGATTCCGCTCGTATTTCGGGAGATTGACGTCAATGAACTGGTGGCCAAAGAAGAGATCAAACGGTTCGATGATTACCGAAAGGCAGTCAGGGACATGGATGTTGATCGACTGGCTCGGTACTCTCCGGAAGAGGCAGAACTCGCCAGAGCTATGGCAGAGCAAGAAGATGCTGCTCAGGAAGCCTCACAGGGAAGTCAGCTTCAGCTTCCAAAGGACCCTCGTGCTCTGTCTCGCATTGTTGTTGGAGGCGGGCAAGGGCCTCCGTCAAATCCTCTATCTGCTTTCATCACCGTTTAGGAGAAACTGATGGCAAAGCCTTTTTACGCCCACACCAATCTCGGCATCGCAATGGTACAGAATGGATGGTCTGTTTCTGATCTTGCCTTTGAGACGCGAGTCAACCCTCGTTACATCGGCTATTACCTGAAGGGTGAGAAGCAGATGTCGCCTGACCATTTGCGCAAGTTCGCACAGGTTTTGCGTCTTGATCCCCGTGACCTGTTCCAGTCAATGGAAGAACTGTCGAAGGTGACTCCGCATCAGAACCACTCTCTGGCACGCCATCAGTCGCAGAGATTGCGGCCATACGAAAAGGCGTGACATGGACATCGAAGTTCTTGTCGTTCGATTCATGGAGTTTGTGATCGCCCTCTCTGCTGTTGGGGCGATCTTCTACAAGCTGTTCAAGCGTGGAGTTGAGCAGGCTCTCGACCCGAAACTGGATTCAATCCAATCTGAGCTTTCGGACATCAAAATTGAGGTGCAATACAACTCCGGCAAGTCCCTCAAGGACAAGGTGCGTCAGCTTGACATCAAGCTTGCTAGTCTTGGCGGGCAGCTCGAAACCTTGATGGAGATGATGAGGCGAGATGGGCACAGCTGAACAGGCTTTGGATATGGCGCGTTCGTATCTCGGCTATCGGGAGGGACCGCGCAACAACGAGACGATCTTTGGCGGCTACACCGGCTACCAGTATCAGCCGTGGTGTGGTTCGTTCGTCAAGTTCTGTCTTGACAAGACAGGCACCACAGGGGAACCCAGTCCTGTGTGGACACCTGCTGGTGTTCGCGGCTACCAGAATTCCGGCAGGTGGCTGCCACGCAACAGCCCCAACGTGCAGCCGGGAGATGTTGTGTTCTTTGACTTTGGTGGGTCTACCGCAGCCAACGCAACAGATCATGTTGGTTTCGTCGAGAGGCTGGAAACCTCTACAACTTCTGGCTCTGTGATCTGTATCGAAGGAAACACTTCGCCCGGAAATTCTGGAAGTCAAGGAAATGGCGGAGGGGTTTGGAGGCGTTCACGCCCACGTTCGATTATTGTGGGCTTTGGTCGCCCACGCTACTCGGCTGCACCTCAGCCTGAGAAGGAGCAAGAAGAGATGAATCGTTTGATCGACACCCCTGACGGGAACACTTGGCTTTGTTCCGGGGCTTGGAGAACCAAGGTCAACTCTGAAGACGCGAACGCTTTGCAGTTCATCGGTACGCCCCGACAGAAGGTCGATGCAAACTTTGCTGCGATCATCGAGCGCACTCTTGCTGACACGGCTTGGTGTTCAACTGCTGCTTGGTACTCGAAGTTCGGCCCGGTAAAGAGCTAGTCGTGCCTAAGAAGGAACCGCTCAAAGACCCGAAGGGTGGGTTGACTGCTCGTGGCCGTAAGGCGTTCGGGAAGAACCTGCAGCCCGGCGTTAAAAACTATGAGTCTGCTTCGCCTGAGGACAAGAAGAGGTGGATCAGTTGGGCGTTGCGTTTCTATGGGCAGAAGAACTATCCGCCACTCAAGAAGCCGAATGGTGAGCCGACACGTTTTGCGTTGACGGCCGCAGCTTGGGGTGAGCCTGTGCCAATGAACGAAGCTGCGGCACGGGCAATTGCTGAAAAGGCTCGGCGGCGCCAGAAGGCGCTAGGGCTTGGTGACAACAAGGAGAAGAAGTGAACGTCTTTACTCAGGATCTTTTGGAGCGAGTCCTTAGGACTGCAATTGCGGCGTTCGCCAGCAGCCTTGCCGTAACTCAGAGTTACGACAAGGCTGCTATTGCGACGGCTGTTTCGGCGATGTTGACTGCGATCTTTGCCATGCTCGCATCCAACTTCGGTGACCCTGACTCAGCTTCGTTCTTCCGGTGAGTCGTCAACTTCCAGATTCCATTCGGATTCCCAAAAGTCATCGGACAGATCCCAGCCTTCGATGAGCGGGATCATTCTGTGTTCGGTTGTGCAGCCAATGACCTGCACGCCATTGCTTTCGATGAGCAGAGCGATGACTCTGTCGTCCTTGTCAAGGTGAAGCGTCCCATCAGAGAAGCTCATCTTGACCTTTGGTCGGTCGCTTTCTTTTGCGAGCCAACTTTTTGGTGCGATCACTAGCAACGGCCCGCTCGGCAGGTCCATGTTTGGCGTCCCGTCGCTTGACCACATGCCCTCCGGGGACTCGGTGGAGATCCCCAAATTCTTGAATCGAACATTCGTTCTGCGGCCTGTCGTTCCACCTAGCAAGCTCTTCCTCCTGTTCCTTAATCAGCTTTCTTTCACGGTATGCGTCCAGATCAATGATCTCGGCGCCCTCAAACTCATTCAACAGTTTCCTCAACATTCTGAAGTGCGGGTCCATCATGCATCCTTCTGTATGCCTCAGCAGCAAAACCCAACGCGCCGATATCACGGACAGCAGCGAGAGCATCCTTTGCTGCATCGTAGATCATACGCACCTTCTTGCCTTCAGCAGGGATCCACTCGACCACCCACTCTTCATGCCAATCATCAGGCATCAAACACCTCCTTGATCGAATCAAACTTCTTCTTCCCCAAGCCTTTGACACTCAACAAATCACCTGTCAGTTCCATCGGCCAACCGATCTCATCCAAGATGCGTCGTGCCAACTCAGGGCCGATACCCGGAAAAGAACACAGAACACTCAACCTGTAGTGTTCTGTTTTCTTTTCTCCCCATTGCCCCCGAACGTCACGGCCCTTAGCTTGCAGCGTTGAATGCTCATAGGCGTCAGCCCAAGAAGTAGCAGCTTCAACCCATTCAAGGGTGTCGTTCAAATCAACGGTGAATTCGACATGCACCCCGGCCGCAAGAATCGAAAGGATCATGCGTCGAAATCTGGATTTCGACAGTTTCTCACCCCATCCGTTAGAGATGAGATGGCCTTCGCCTGTCCAATTGAAACGACCTTCCAGCAGGATGATCGAGAAATCCAGACGTTGCATCTTGGCGACCTGCTCTGCCAACCTGCCATCTTGCAGGGAGGCGAGCAGGTCGCTGATTGTCTTCCGTTGAATGCCAATGCTGTGGGCCAACCCGTGAATCAGGACATCAACCCCATACTCTTCAGGGTGCATCGAAACAACATCGGCCATCTCTTTAAGAGGCGGCGGCTCTGTCGGACTGACCCACAGCTTCGCCATTCAGACCCTGTCGATCTCGGACAGGATCGCATAAATGTCGTCTGCGAGCATACGAGCACCCTCATACGACAGCAACATGGTTGACAGCCATGTGTGATCCGGATCCTTCATCACCATCCATTGCTCGTTATCTTCGTTGTCCTCGTCGTTTGGTCGGACAGTAACCAAACCGGACTGGACAATGCCGAGTGCAAGCATCTCGTTGGAGTGGCCGTCAGGCATTCCTTCCTTGTCAAGGATGAAACCACCTGCCTCACACATCACATGGGCGTCAACGATCGGCCCGCCAACCTCTCGGAGGACACGCTCAAACAGAATTTCAAGCGCCTTGTCTCGATTGGAACTTTCATCATCCATTGTTGTTTCTCCATCCTGCGACCCCAACCATGTAATCCATGAAGAAGTCGTCAAACTCTTCGTCTTCGATCTTCTCGCCACGCTCTCGACCACGGTCCTTCACTACCGTCATACGGAAGGAACCTGCACGGTCCTTCTTCAACATGACAATCGTGTTGACCGTATGAGGCAGACGCTTCTGCCCACGAGGCTTCGTGCGGTAAGGCCCGAAGACACCGACAGTCTCCTGATCTTCTCCGCCCATCATGTTCTCAAGCTCTGCTGTGAGAACCACATGGCCGGGGAAACGGGTGATCATCCTGTAGATGACGCCGTAAACCTTGTTGATGACCGACCAATCCTTCCAGCCGTCAAAGCCTTCAACTCGGTTGCCCTTCATCTCCTTGCGGGCATTCAAAAAGAACTCGTCCATCGACGAGCCAAACACCTGCTCGGTGTACCACTCTTGAGCGGCCTGCCAAGTGGGTGTCATCGAGTCAATGATGAGAAGGTCATCACGTTGACCGTGCTCTACTGCCTGCTCCAACGCACCCATCATGCCGCTCCAATCATCAGGGTATGCCTCCCTGAGGATCAGACCTGATGCGTTAGCTGGCGGATCAAGTTCCGCCTGCCGGGCATACGAGTAGTCGTTGTCAACGACAAACACGGTGTTGCCTGATTCAATGATTCGCTTTGCAAGCGAATAGGCAGCGTCAGACTTGCCGCTGCCAGCGGGCCCGTAAAACAAAATGCGTTCACGGGACGCAAGCTTTGGTTGGTACATGTCTCCTCCAGTCAGCCGTTTGTTTCCGGCCAGGTGATCTTCAAATAGTTGCGGTCGTACTCGCGTGGCTTCTTCTCAACCACATGAGTCTGAACCCATGTCAGCTTGACGCCTTGGCACTCCGCCTTGCCGCCAACACTCTGGACAAGCTCGGCAATTTCCTCACGAAGCTGCCGCACTTCTTCGTTGACACTCTTTGCCATTTCTTCTTGGATCCTGAGAAGAGTTAGCTGCTTGCCGACTTCAATCTCGGGACGGGAATGCCTGTCCTGCCACTTGCACAGTTCCCCACCTGTGCAACGGAGAGGTTCGTCGCCCTCCAAGGCAAGCTCGACGATTGTTGACATCTTGTCGACAATCTCTTGCTTTGACGGAACACTAAAGTCAGCCCAGAACATGACATGGAACGAGCCGTCCAGCTTTCCGTTCTTCTTCAAGGCGACAGCAAGGTGGATTGGCTTGCCGTACAACAGGTGGTAGCAGCCAACCTGCCAGCGGTACTTCTGCACAAGCGGAGAGCACTCCTGCCAAGGCTTGTCGCTCGATGACAGGATCTCGTTGAACAGACCTTCGCCTACAGTCTTGATTTCAACGAAGTATTCGCCATGTTCGGCCATCCCATCGACCGTTCCTTCAAGCACCAAGTTGCCGAACTCTCGGCTGACCGGCTCTTGACATTCGATCAACGGCCAGTTCCCATCTGCAAGAAGATCAAACACATGGGACTCAAGTGCAGACGATTCGTCCATTGCGATTTGGACGTTCTGCGGGAAAGGTGTCTGGCCCGGCAGATCAGAGTCAAAACCCTTTGACTCTCGCAGGTCCCATGCAAGGGATGTTTCACATCCGCCAAGTGCAGATGAGCGGAACCTGATGTGGCCCTCTTCGTCAGCCATGACGTTTGGGCGTGAATACCAATCACTCATGTTTCCTCCTACCGCAAGGGGTGGGAGACAGGGAAGCGAAACCTGTCTCCCACCCCAAGCGAATCAGGTGAACTTCCAGTAATCCTCGTTGAGGATCAGCTTGCGAAGCTCACGGGTGATCTGCTCGTGGTCGATTGCGGCCGACACGAACGAGTCGTAGTCGGTTGCGGTGGCGTAGATCTCACCGAGCCAGTCGGGGATATCCGCATCGTCTTCCGACTCTGCGGGGGTGGCGCCACCGAGCACCGACACAGGCAGCAGACGCTTGTAGGTCGTCTCCTCGCCGTTGATGGTGCGCTTGAACTCGATGCGCTCCCACACAGCCTCAAGGCCGACGAACGACTTGGCGTTGTCGGGGCTGCCGTTGTTGGCGACAACCTCAAGGAGCGTTGGCTCCTTCTTGAGGTAGGTGATGAGGTCGCCCACACCGGAGCTGGTGTTGAACTTCCCATTCTTGACGAGAGAGAGGTCAACCTCGCTGTCGGAGACAAGCTGCACGCCACGACCAGCCGAGTACCAAGCGTTGGTGGGCTGATCGAAGGCGGGCGACTCGATCTCCAGAACGAGCTGCACGCCGTAGCGTCCCTCGTCCCAGTAAGCGTCGGTGACCTTACCCTCAAACTTGCTTGAAAGACCGTCCTCGGTATCCCAAGCGCCAAATGCGGTGGACATTGTCCATCCTCCTGTTGTTGTGGTTTTGCTTGCTAGTGGAAACGAATCGCTTCTCTCCACCATGCAGGGAAGAGCTTGCGGTTCTGCCCGTAGATGCGTTTGAACTGGCTGTCGAGGATGTAGGTGGTTGCCCAGTCCTCTGCGGAGCGAACTCCGCGACCAGTCATCTGCACAAGGGTTCTTGTTGTCTGCACGTTGTACCATTCCTGACCGCCCGGTGCATGAAGTCTTGTAGAAATCTGCCTGTCCGAGAGGTTCGGGAATGGCACTTTGGGTACGATCACGACTCGTGCATCGTCGTGAGCGAAGTCGACTCCACGATCCATCGACGGGGCCAACAGCACGCCACCCTCGGACCTGAACGAGGTGAGGGCTTGCTCCCTTGTGGAGGCATCCAAGTAGTGGTGAACGCTCCGACCAATGGTGCCGAGGTGGTTCACAAGAAACCTCGTCAGCTCATAGCTGACCGTGTGTACGAGGATGCGCTCGTCTGGGTGTCTACGAATGATGTCTGCAATCTCGTTGGCAACCTTTGGCCATGATTCCTCCTTCATCTTGTGGCTCATGTCGATGCCCTTGCGCTTTGCGTGGATGAGCCGGTTCTCGACCGGGAATGTCATGGGCACGTTGACATACGAGTAGCTGCCCGACCATCCGAGATCCGAGACAAGCATCTCTGGCGAGATGACTGTTGCGCTCATGAGGAGAAACTTTTCTCCTTTGTTCCAGATCACATGCTGACCGTAGCTGGCGACTGAGACAGGCTTGAGGACGAGTGCGTTGTTATGAGGTTGGCGCACCCAATTCTCAGGGTTCCAATGCTTGAGCAGATACGAAACTGTTTTGCATCGACCTTCCCATGTGCGTCGTTCTCTGCCTTCGTCGAGTGTCCTTGCATGTGCTTGTGCTGCGTTAAGCCAGTCGATCAACCAAGTTTTGATTGTTTTCAGGTGTGTGCCCGGCTTGGGGATCTTCTTGCCAAGAAAGTTGGCAGCTTTTGCTGGCAGGTACACTTCAACGAATCCCATGAGCTGCGACTCAAGTGTGTCTGCTTCGTCGAAGATGATGAGATCCCGGTTTTTGAATCCGCTGCCGTAGTTGCTTTGGTAGAGCTGAAAGCTTGAGTTGACGCAGGCCAGTCGAGCTGCCTCGGCCATGACTTTCGCTCGTTGGTATGGACATGCAGCTTTTGAGGGGCAGAACGAGCAGCTATCGCCTTGACAGTCGTTAGTCGTCTTGTCTTTGTAGACAGTCTTGTAGTTCTCTCTGCCTTTGACGACGTTTGCGTTTGGAAAGTCTGCTGCGAACTGATCTTGCAGGGTTTTCGATGAGCAGACGTAGCTTGTCTTTTCTGAGCGGAGGCTTTGCCTCACGATCTCGGCGATGAGCGTCTTTCCGCTTCCTGTTGGGGCGTCAAGGATGACGAGGTCGTTGCTGCGGAAGCCTTCGATGATCGCATCTGCAGCATGTTGCTGGTGTGGTCTGACGCTGGTGACCCATTCGGGTAGGTCGATTCTTGGCTTCATCCGAACTCCTGAACCATGAACTCGGTCAGCTCTTCCTTGGATACATCCAAGACACCTCGCAGCATTTCGTCCTCATGCTGGGCAAGAAGATTTCCTGCTTCACTCCTCACCTGAAGCGGCAAAGTCTTGTCACGCATCGCTCTATCGAGGCTCTTCACCATCTCAGCCTTGGCTTTTGCCTGATTGGCCCTGTTCAAGATGGCCAATCCAGCCACAAAAGGATCTGGCTGAATCTCTCCCTCATCAAGAAGGTACGAGAACACGGCTCCAACCCATTGACGCAGGAAATTGTTGATAGAGCCGAACTGCTCCACATAATGCGGATGCTTGCGGCACAGCGCCGCCCACATCTCTTCAAAGTCACGCCTTGGAAAAGGCAGCAGCCATCTGACGCCATTCGGGCCGTCTGTTAGCTGGGCCATGTAGCGGTGGCCGGTTACATCCTCAACGCCCCAGCGGCGTTCAAAATCAGGTGTCATGGTTCCTCCTTGTATCAACACCTACTGGCTTGATTGTTTCTTGTATCAACACCTACAGGTGATCCAGAGCGCAGCTCTCACCGGGGCGTTGGGGGAAGGCCCCGAGCCTACACCCCTTGTCAAGTCCGGTCAAACCCGGACAAGTGTAGGTATTGATACAAGGATTACAGGGTGCCTGACCCTTTCCTGCGGTTACACGAACGGCACGACGCCGCAAGATTCCCCTCACGGCAATCGTTCTTATCGCCAGACAGGTGATCTACCTGCAACTGTTCGGCCCCAGTCCCCCCAAAGACGACCGGGGCGCCGCAATGAACGCAATCCCATTCCATTCGATCGTCGTGGTACACAAGAAATGCAAGGCGGTGCAGCGGCCTTTCCGTGCTCCCGTACCGCAAGTACCACCATCCGTCCTGTCGCTGCCGCGCGGGCCAAGCCCACGGTTCAGGCAGCTCGTCGGGCAGATCGTGAATCAATTCATTCATGTGGACTAGCCTCCTCATATGGATTGTGTGTTTGAGCGTATGAACGAAGTTGTGATGTGGATCGCAAGCAAGCCATTTTTGGCTGAAATTTGCACATCATGTAGCAACACGAGGTACATCAGAGATGACCACCCAAACCAATACCTCATCGACAGGCTTGGAAAGACTCCCGAGCCCTACCTATGCAAGAAAGCTGATTCTGGAAGCTGAAGCAGAAGAAGCTCTAGCAAGGGAGTCGCTCGACAATGACGACCCACCTGATTATTCCTGACACTCAGGTCAAACCGGGTGTCGACACTCGTCACCTTGAATGGATCGGCAAATACATTGCCGAAAAGCAGCCTGATGTAATCGTGCATCTCGGTGACCATTGGGACATGGAATCATTGTCCCATTGGTCAACTAAACGCGAGATGGAAGGCAAGAGGTATCTTGCTGACGTTCAGGCAGGCAACGAAGGCTTCCTCAAGCTCAACAAAGCTCTCCTAGCCCAGCAGGAGCGGCAAAGAGTTTGGAAGGTGAAGCTTTACCAGCCAAGAAAGGTGTTTCTCATGGGTAACCATGAGAATCGGATTGTCAGATGCATTGAACAAGACCCGAAACTTGAAGGTTTCATGGGTTTGCATGATCTCGACACTCTCGATTGGGAGATCTCGCCATTTCTCTCTCCTATCAACATTGATGGAGTGAGATACGCCCACTATTTCTACAATCCGATGACTGGCAAGCCTTATGGGGGCCAAGCAGCCACACGATTGAAGAATGTTGGGCACTCTTTCGTGATGGGCCACCAACAAACACTCGATGTTGCTGTTCGGTTCGTCGATGGCGAAGCCCAATGGGCCATCATCGCTGGAGCTTGCTATCTCCACGACGAGGGCTACAAGGGGCCTCAGGGAAACGCACATTGGCGCGGCATCGTGATGCTGCACGAGGTGAAAGACGGATCTTTCGACCCAATGTTCGTCAGCCTCGACTTTCTGTGCAGAAAGTATGAGGGCATGGGACTTGAAGAGTGGGGGGCTTCGCCCGGCCTAGAAGCGACCAACTTCTAAGCGGGGAGGTGGCGACCGAGGGTAGAAAGGAGTGCCCCCGGTACCCCCCACATGGCTCACCTTACGAATCGGTGACCGCCCAGCGACGGAACGGGCGTGGGCTTGGATACATTCAGATACAAGCCTTGCACGAATGCTCGCCCATTCGAGCGAGCATTCGTGCTTCACGCCCAAAGAATTCGCGGCCGCACCCCTCACAAGTGAGATGCCATGTCTCACCACGGAAACGGTGCAGCGTCCAGTTTCTCCAACGTCTCATCTTTTACTTTCTCCTTTCGAGAAAGTAGGTCACGATCATGGCACCCACAAAGTAGGTGCCAAAGATGTACGGAATCGGCGTGTCGAACCATTGACTTACAGTCATGAGATCCCTTCCTGATAGATGGCAAGGATACGGCGGTAGCCGTCGACAGAAACCTCGTCATTGTTTGGCGAGTACGAGGAGAAAGCTGACAGGTCTTCAGGTCCAGGCCAGTAGTATTCACTACTGGTGAACGTGCCGGCATAGTCGCCGTAGTGTTGCTGGTCCTTGTGAAACAAGGCGCAACGATGCGAGTCGAACACTTCGTCATCCATGAACCACAATGGCAACCAGTTCGGTGCCCGTGTCACGACGCAAAGGCTTGAAGCCTTACGCACAAAGCGCGAGTACGCATTGGCAATCTTCTCGTAACAGGAATCGCTGTACCCACGGCTTGACCATTCTTCACAGATGGTCAAACCGTAGAGCGCCAGAGCCGCTTCGTGGTGCTGCCACATGGCACGGGCAGGATGGTTGAACCATCCTGCCCGTCGATCAGTCAAGCCTTCGATGCTTGAATTGAGAAGTTGCAGCGTTTCAACACGCTGCTTACCTAGACGCTTGGCGTCTAGGTCACGGGCCGAAGCCTTGAAGCTCGGCCACGGCAGGAAAGTTTGCATCACTCCTCCTCTTCAAGTTCGCACAGATCGTGAAGCTCATCTGCCGTCAAGTAACCGAGCATGATGCACATGACAGCAGCGAACTTGTAGCACATGGAAGGATGCTGCCAACGTCCCAGCTCCCTTGTCGAAAGCTTCGGGATGATCGTCGGGAGCAGATCCTCCGGGATCCTTGCGAGCAAAGTCTGAGCCAGCCCCTCGTCGTCAAGGCCAATCTCAACATCCATGCCAACACCTTCAAGTGTTGAAGCAACAAGCCGAATGTTCTCGTCCTGCTTTCGCAGGTTCTCAAGAAGCCTTGACTTGTCCTCCTCAACCCTCTTGCGGTAAGAGTCCACCGCACTCATTACATCGGTGTAGCGGATGCCTCTCGACACCAGAACATCATCAAAGTTCATGATGTTCTTCGCCATCTCGGTTCGCTCAGATCCGGTGATGGTCGAACGAAGGACGACGTAGTGGCCGTACTTCTTCTCATGGCCCGCCCAATCACACGGGTTTGCGTTGACCACCATGAAAGGGGTCGGATACATCGGACAATCTTCCCGTCCGCTGGGAAAGTTCGTGTAGCTTACAGCTACAAACTTCAATGACTTGCTTGCCTCTTGTGCAATCTTTCTACTCATGTCGGAACCTTTCAGTCTTTGAGGAACGGATAGATGATGAGGGTTGCAAACAATGCAACCCAATAGATGGGCGGCATCACTCATCACCGCCCATCATGTTGCGAAGATCGTTCAACTGCTCAGGTGTCATCAGCTCAGGGTGCTGCTCCACGATCTCGACGATCTCCTCCAGAAGTTCTTCTGCGGTCAGACCCTCTGACTTCTTGCTTTCAGCAAAGCCTTCGCTTGACTGAAGCAGGTCGGCCATGAAGTTCAGGTTGTGGTTCACAACCTCCTGAAGTTCTTCAAGTGCCAACACTCCAGTCTCCACAAGGAAGAACGAGAGCAGGATGTTGAACGAAGCGGTTGACGCCTTCATCCCCTGCCAGAACTCCGAGTTCTCACACACGTTGGCGAGTGCCTTCTGGATGCCTTCCGGCATCTCCCTCTTCATGACATGCTCGAAGATCTCCACAAGCTCTGCTTGTGAACAGATCCAAGTGTGCCAGTTGAACTCGTGCGTTGCCAACGCTGCCAGCTCGTAGAGCTGGCTCTCGCTGAGGGACACGATGGTCCCGTCCGTCAGCTCAAAGCTGACGGGTGTCGTGCCGAGATCCTCAAGGATCTCTTGTGCCGTGTGCCTGTAGACGGAACGAAGGAACTGGTCCTCGCTCCCGAACTCCTGCTCGAAGATCTCGTCGAACTGCGGGTTGTCACTCATGTCGGAACCTTTCGATTGTTGTCGTACAACTTGTGGACTGTTTGTGGTTCACAACTAATCCGATACAAGGGATCGGATTAGTTGTGAAGGTTGAGCTTCTGGCGGATTCTTTCGGCGACGGAACCAATGTCGGGGTCGTCGACTGGCAACAGCACCGGGATTGCGTGTCGCCTAACAGACAGATGCTGCCACTCCGAGTACGGCACAGTTGAAACTGTGCGGCCTGCTCGGAACACGACGCAACCACGTTGGGTCAAGCTGTCGAACTTGTTGCCCACAACCTCGACCTCGTTACCTTGAAAGGTAACGAGGTCGCCGGGCCGGAGATCCCGGTACTCTACGTTCTCCGGCACCAACTCAAGTTGGTGCAAGTAGCGGACACCTTCACTCATACTCGCTCACCCTCTCCGACTCGTCGGTGACGATGATGGAAGAGAGCAGCTCCGCTGCACCCTTCTCCTGTCCGTGCTCGTATCGTTCGATCACAAGATCGAACGATTCGGTGATTGAAGTCGGCAGGTTGCTCGGCTTGCCGTACCCGCCGCTCGGCTTGAAGCCGAAGTGATCCCGGTGATCGTCGTCGTGTTCTTCGTTCAACACGAAGAACACCCGTCGCAACATCGCAGGGTGAGCAATGCAGAACATTGCTACGTCCATGTCGATCGGATCACGGTAGTCCTTGATCTTCACCATCTCGACGTTCGTCGAGTTGGAGGACCTGCCGTAACCCGAAGGGTTGACAGCTTCGGCAACCCAAAGCTCCGCATTGAAACCCATCGCTTGTGCTGCTGTAACAGCAGCAACAACCGAAGCTCCACGCTGAACTAGCGCAGCATCGGAAACGAAAGCCGATGCCGCACAGTTCATGACGATGCGAAGCACCCGACCGTTGACGTTGTCATCTTGCATGTGCTGTTCCCACATGCACTCCGGTTCACCGGAGATGAACCTGTCGACGTCGACCCATGAGCCGGACACGTCGAGCAGACTTTCAGTCTGCTCAAAGTTGAACTTGTTGATCCTGTCTTGCAGTTTGTCCAACTCACGTTGGACAGTCTCGTCGACATCATCGGTGTGCTGATTCCAGCCATGCACGAGCATCCGTGCTGCGCCTTCAAGTCCGGCACCGAGATCCCAGCCGTCCGCTGGAGGCTTCGCTGAAGCGAAGTTCGCAGCTCGACGCTGGTCAGCAACATTGCTGACCAGCTCCCACACTTCACCGACACTCTCGTAGAGAGTTTCCCTGTCATGCTTTGCCATGTTCAGACCCCTTCCATGAGTCGAGCGACCTTGTCGCTGGTCAGGCCCTTGAACACTCGGGCCTTGAGCACCTTGTCCAGATCCCATCCCTTCAGGATGAGCTGGGCACCGGCCTTGCTTGCTCGTGGTGAAACCACGATGTTGAGCTTCGCAGCCTCGGCGTTCTTGCGGATCTTCCGCACCACCTTGAGCCACTCCGTGGCCTCCTTGCCCTTGAGTCCGGTGGACTCAACCATCGAGCGTTCGACCTTGTGGTCGATATCCACCTCGATGAAGGTGAAGCGGTCAAGGAATGCCATGTCCTGCGGGGCACGGCCCATGAACTGGGCCGTCGCACCGGAACCCCAGGTGTTGGCCGTGGCGCAGATCAGGGACTGATCGTGCATGTCGACCCACCGATCCGGGAAGTTCGCTCCGTCCCCGGCCAGAGCCTGATTGAGGCTCGTGATGATTCCGCTGTTGCCGTTGTCGACTTCGTCGAGGGTGAACACACCACCGTCACCCTCGGCGTCGTACCGACGCCGGAACTCGGTGTCAACGTAGTTGCCGTTGGCGTCGTTGTATCCCCAGAGTCGGGACTCTGGAGTCTGCGGGCCGCAGCTCATCGCCCCGTAGGGGAGGCCGAGGATCTCGGCAGCCTGCCGAGTCATGTACGACTTCCCCGTTCCGGGGGGACCGACGAGGTAGACATGCTGTCCTGCCGAAAGGCAGGCCAGCAGGTCGGCGAGGGCAGGGTGGCTGTCCTTCGGGGTGTCCGGCGAAGCCTCGGCTTCGGCCTTGGCCTTGGCCTTGGCCTCCTCGTCAGCCTTGCGGGCAGCTTCTGCTGCCTCCTGCTTGACCATGATCTCGATCCGCTCCTGAATCGGGGTGGACGGGTCGAGCAGCTTGCCTTTCTCCTCGTCGGTCAGCCCCCCTTCAGGGGGCTGGGCCTCACCGTCACCGGCTTCGCCGGGCTCATCTTCGGTCGGCTCTCCGTCGCCGCCCTCTGCACCCTCGGCACCTTCGGTGCCACCGTCACCGGCTTCGCCGGGCTGAGGCTGAGCCTCACCCTCACCGGCTTCGCCGGGCTGGGGGTCACCGTCACCGTTGCCGGTGGCGTCTCCGCCGTGGTTCTCACCACGGGGCGTGTGCTCCCTGCCACCCTCGACTGCGGAGGTGATGGCGTCGATCAGGTTCGCCTCGTTCCACGAGGACCACCCGCCGTTGGACTTGATCGACAGCAAAGCTGCCGCTCGGATCAGCTCGGCACGGGTCAGATCGGCCAGATCGGTATCCCGAAGGGATCCGTCGTGGTCCTTGACTTGTGCGACCACCACCCCGTAGGGGTTGTGGATCCGCCGAATGAATCGGGGCTTGTCGTTCATGTGATGAACCTTTCAGGTCGTGTGCTTGATGGATGGTTGACTGGTGGCGATGGTCGCCGTTTCTGTATCCAGCCTTGGTGGTTCACAATAAGTTTGCAAACTTATTGTGAGGAAGTGGGGAGCAGCTCGGCCACCTCGCTTGCCCGCTCCGTGAGGGCGTCAAGGATGGCATCGGTCGGCTCGTACCTGCCGATCCATGATCGGCAAGCCGGGACGTTGAGAGCACCAAGGGTGCTGAACACGACCCACACAAGCCGTGGCCTGCCACGGCCACCGAGAAACTCTGGCACCTCATCCTTCAAGATGAGGTCGATCGCCTCGGAAACCGCAGCTCGTGCCCGGTCGGCAGCCTGCACCTCACCCTTCGTCTTGCGGGTGATCCGAGGATCCTTCACATGGTCAAGGGTGAAACCCTTGTGCCTTGACCATCGGCCGTACTTCTCGGCGCCACCTTTCAAGGTGCCGCTGAGAATCTTGCCGTTCTTGTACCTGACTTCGACGATGGGTTGACCATCGTCGTCGGTGCCTGTCCTCACCACGTTGACGCTGCCCCAGGGCAGCGTCTCGCCCCAGAGGTCACCGATCGGAGCGGCAGAACACGTGTGTTCTTCGACGAGTTCAACCGACATGAGATCTACGATCTCGCCGAGAGCCATCATCTCCGGGTCAACCTCCACATTGTGGAGGTCAGCCTCTTCGACAGCGAGGAAGTCAAAGACTTCCTCTTCTCCGGTGCCGAAAGCCCGCATCAGTCCTGCAAACTGCAGGACCGTATCGACTTTCTCGTGACGGGCATCACGAAGCAGAGCCTTCGCTCCGAGCATACGCTCGGCTCGGTTCCTTGCACCCTGATCGGCGCCACCCGACCCATCCTTGATGGGTCGGCGGTCGAGAACACAGTTCTCGTAGTCGAGAGGAATGTCCAACTCCCACTTGAAGAGTGGGAGTCCGAAGAACATGGTGCTCAACATGTTGAGCACCCTGAGACGGAAAGCGTATTGACGACGGAACCGTCGCCAATCCGCTGCGTACAGCCCGGCCATCGTCGGGATAACGCTGGGTTCAGTTGCCATAGGCAACTCCCTTCTGTTGGTTGACTGGGTTACTCACCACAGGGTGGAGCTAACTCCACCCTGTGGTCTGGCCTGCTGGTCACCCCCCTTTCAAAGGGGGGTGACGTTGACAACTTCGATGCTGCTGGCCGTAGGCCAGATCTTCTGTAGCTCGGCAAGCCGAGCTGTTCCTGCGTCGAGGCAGCTAGCTGCCTCGTTGAAGCTGGCCTCAAGGGCCAGCCTTCCGTACCGGGTGGAACTTTCCAGTTCCACCCGGTACTCCACCAGAAGGACTGACATGGTCAGTCCTCGCTCCAGTTGAAGGGGCCTCCCCTGAAGTCCTGCTCGAAGGCCCTCTTGATCAGGGCCTCGGTGAACTGTCCCTCCGGCTCGTTGTCCGAGACGAAGAACATCGACAGGACGATCACGACTTCCAGTCGTTGGGACTCCTCGTCGCCCTGTCCCATCGACAGGGCGACGTTGACGAGGCTCATCTCGGAGAGGCCCTCCGGGTCGAGGAGTTCGCTGAACTCCTCGGCGTCGCTGTTGTTCCAGTAGGACTGGAACAAGTTGAAGACGAAGTCTTCGGTGATCTCCTCGTCCTCGAGGAGAGTCTTGATGATGTTCGACATGGGCTTCGCCCATCCTTTCTGTTGGTTGATGTTGGCGTGGGCTATCATAAGTTTATGTGGTTCCAATCA